AAGGACAACAAGTCCTCCCTGGCTCCTCCACAGGAGCCCTTACCTCATAAGAGGCGACGGAGACGCAAAGCGCCGGAAGTTAATCCGGTGTCTGGCGCTCCAGCTGTATCTAGTACTCAAATTGTACATGATCAGCATTTCGAGATGGCTTTCGGGTCATGGAACATGCCGCATTGCGACATGTACTATAAGACCCATCTCAACCTAGGCAATTGCTCATTAAGCAACCCTAGAGTTGTGCCATTATTCCAATATCCGGTGGAGGTACTTGCATTATGCAGGCAATTCCACTTTGTTGGAGGAGTTATCTCGGGTTCGGGACAGGCTCTGGTGCCAATAGCACCACCCCGTCGGTTACCCGAACTCTCTAAACAGGAGTTCTATGCCCTTTGGGCAGAGGACATTGTCCGTGGCGTATCAGCTTTTGCTGAAAAGCACGGCCAAAAGCACAAGAAGGTGCGGCGATATCGCCGTAACCTGACTGTGCTCACGTTTATGAGAGCTTCGTGGGATGCGGTGATGACGTCTTACCAATTGGTAAGATTGTCTCAGTTAACCAAATTCGGCGTATTCCTTGATAACCCTAATAGTAGGGCAATCAATGGAATTAACCGATTTCGCATCCAGCTGGTCTACCATCCAGTAGAGGCCGCTAGGCGGGCCAAAGAAGTTTTCCAAGCTAATAGAGCTTGGTACTTCGGAGGCCCCCTCCCACAAGGGAGGCTTCTACGATTTAGTAGAAAAATAGATGCTCTTACCGCCAGTTTTGGCGCAAGAGCCCTACCTCCAGCTCCTCCTGACTCGGAAGGGATCAATGGGCTTGTTCAGAGGTTAACCTCTAAACCTGCCGTTGAACCTCCGAATTGGAGGGATTTCATAAGGGAGTATATCACTCGATGGAAGCCTAAAAGAGGCCAACCTGAGTTATATACTATGCCTTCAGCCAATGCAGGCCTGGGATATCCCAGGTTCACTGGTGGGCACGTAACCGGGACACAACACTTAGTGTTGCTGGGTTACGCCTTATCTGTACGCGAGGACGAGGATTCTCCGACCGAGGGTTATTCCCTCGGAGGTAGTGTTACCTCCATGCTTGATCATGAATTTATTCATGACGGGTCATGGTTAGAGAAGCTGTCCTACATCCTCGGCTATGGTCAACCTGGTAAAGGTGACCCAGCCGGTCTGTTTAGTAACAACTGGGATGACTTAAATAAGTCATTACCAGGTGCTTCTTACGCGTTGCAGCACTATCTGCGGAAAGGGGTATTCTATGTTTTAGATAACATAGACTACCTACCAATTCTGCCGATAGCTGCCGAAGAGAAGGGACTTAAGACCCGTTTTCCAACCTGTTCATTAACAGCGGCAAACATGGTCCAACAGATCCTCCGTCGGGTCCTTGACTATATTATGGTCAATGACCCCCGGTTCTCTCAGGCCCTTGGTGGCCATTTAGATATTGATCTAGCAGGCGAGCTTGGTCCTTGGTATAGCCAAGACGCCAAAGCCGCTACTGATCTCCATGCTGAATGGCTTACTCGGACTCCTTATGAGGTCTTGACGGAGCACTATCCTGTGCTTCGCCCTTATGCTAAATACTTTAATAAGTTATTTGGCACTAAGAAGCTTCTCCTGGATATTGATCCAGGAGAGCTTATTCCTCAAGGGATGTTCGAGTTCTTCCCTGATGCACCTCTCATCAACCTCCATGTGGATGGATTGATGGATAGGCTCAACAGGGAAGATTGTTCAGTCTCTGATCTAATCATTCAAATTATGGATGATTGGATTCAGGATCTGAACGATCTCCCGGGTACCTTGACGACCACTGGGCAGATGATGGGTGATCCCACATCTTTTCCCCCTCTGATGCTCCATACATTATATGCAGCAACAGAGGTCCTAAAAGTTCTTCCTTATACGAAGAAAGAACAAAAAAGGAAGTATCATCGAGGACTCCGAAAAGGAGATC